CATGCCAACCAGCGCGATAATCACGCCCTCGCTCATATGATCGAGTTCTTTCTCGTGCCGATTACCTGAGTGATTACCAAGACGTTTGTTCTGGTTCCCTGATTGCTGTTGCACACGTTCGCTTCGCCGGTTATCCATTTGTCGGTGGAAGGTGAATATGTGTTGATGGTTTTTCCGGTGATCTTGTATCACCGGTTCTTCAAAAAGAAGTAAGAGGGTTCGTTGAAGTACGATGTGGTCAGGCTGATTGCCTTTCCGTTCGGGTTCACGACGTCCATGCTGGAGAAGACGTTGTCATTGCTTCGGAAACAGATCGTCAATCGCTCGAAGTTCGCCGCGCTTTCAGAGAGCGTGATGGCACCTGCGAAGGGTGTGTTGTCGTTGTCGTACAACACCACGGTGTTGCACCTGATGGCGTCCAACTGTTTTTCGACGGCGGCCATGCGGGCGGTGAGCTTGTTTGGGTCGGTGCCGTCGTAGTCGAAGCCGGCCAATGCTTCGTCGATGCCTTCGGCCTGTTGCCTGATAATGTCGGGCAGCTCGCGCACTTGGTCGCTGTCACTGGGATAGGGAAGACGGTAACGCTTCGTTGTCTCCATCGTTCGTCCTTTCTTTGCTCATTGCCATTGCCTTGCTTGCGGCCGCCGGTGGTGCCCCGGTCTTGGTGGCGTGCCGAAGCGCGCCCAGAATCCAGTCGGCCTCTTTGAACGTGGCCGTCGATGTGAGTTTCTTCATGTCGGCGCACGTCGGTTTGCCGGTTTTCAGGTTGCGTGCGGGCCAGACGCGCACGCGGTGCGTCCACCGGCTTTTCTTGCCGGCCACGTCGTAGGTGAGGGTGCCGCCGATCACGCACCACGCGCCGGTAGTGGCCGGCGCGCTGGCGTCGAACCGGCTGCCGGGGAACAGGTACACTTCGGGCCGGCAATACATGTGGCGTTGCTCCATCTTGTCGCCCCTGAACGTGAGTTCCGGCAAGCGAACACGGTTGTTGCTTTCAGCCAGAGCTGCCACGGCTCTTGACATGTCGATGCTTGCGGCGCTGCTGGCCGAATTGGTGGGGTATTCCGTCCAGTCGGCCTCGATGCTCAGACAGGTTTCGCCATTGCGGGTCTGCGTGGCGATCTGGGCCACTCGGCTGCCATCGTAATTGAACTCATACATGGTGGCGGCCTGTTCCTGTTCGGCGGCGGTCGCGCCGGGATTCGTCAATCCTCGGTGCGCGTATTTCATTTCGACTTGGGTGTAATAGTCTGATGCGCTATCCAACGTGGGGTCGGCGTCGATGATGATACGTGACGCTGCCGGGGTTTGGTAGTCGTCGTTTATGGTGGTTGACCCGTCACCCAGCACGATGGTGGGGCCGGTAAGTATCACGTCGGTATTCCAGAAGGCACGTATATCGCGGAACTGTGGCACTTTTGCGGCGCTGGCGTCTTGATAGGACATGTAAAACATGCGGTCTACCTCGAAGCTGTATTTGCCGTCGATCTGTCTCGTTACCTTGCGTTCGCAGAAGTCCATGAAACTGTGCCGGTCGCTGGCCTTCGGCGGCGTCGAAAACGTTCTGTAGGTGATGTCGTAGGCGGGGATGCCGTCGAAGTTAAGCCATCGTCTCAGCGTGGCGTCCACGGTGCCCTGTAACCACCATTGGAAGCCGCGCGCGGCCTGTGCGTCGGTGCCGTCGTTAGGCCCCTTGCGGCAGTCGGTGCGAAGGATGTAGATGCGGTCTGATGCGGTGAGCTTGATACGGTTTCGCCCGCCGTCGTGGTCGAGCATCTGCACGTCTGTCACGTATCCGTCGAACAGGGCGTAGCACAAGGGACTTTCGTTGTAGGTGCCCTGTAGCTCCCACGCCGGCCGGACGGTGAGCCGGTGGCCCATAAGACCGTTGGCGGACTTGGAATAACGGCCGGCCTGATCTATCAAGGTGATGTTCAGGACGGCCGGGTTGGTTTCATCCCACGGCTTCTCCACGCCCCACTCAATCGTGAACGGAGACAAGGGCACCAGATCGTCGCTGCCGTCCTGTGCCTCGGGCAGTTGGCGGAGGTCAAGGAAGATGTGGCAGCCCTCCGGCAGCGGGTTGCCCCATTTGCTCACGGCACTCATAACGTTAGCTCCCTTCCGCGCACCTTGGCCCAACGGTCAAGACTTGCCACGATCTCGCCGGCCACCTTGTCGTTGTCAAGGTTTCCGTGCGCGTCCACGCTTATGTTCACGGTCACGTTGGCCGTCCGTGCCGCTCCGGCCACGCCGGCCGGTGCCGTGGTGGCGAACAGGCTGGGGGCCGAAGCGCGGGCGCGCAACGGCGTTGCCGTGGCTGTGGCTGTGGCTGTGGGATCGATGGTGCGCGAAGCCGAGTAGACGCGCATGGGCTGGGCCATATAGGACGCCGAAGCCGAAGCAACGGACTTCTTCGCGCCGAAGATGCCGGACACCCACCCGCTTACCTTGTTCCATGCGCCGCTAATCCAGTCGAACACGCCGCGCACCTTGTCGGCCAGCCACTCGAACTTGTTCGCTATCCAGTTGATAGGGCCGGCGAAGGCGTTCTTGATGCCCTCGCCTATTCCACTGAAGAAACTGCCGATTGAAGACCATGCCGACTTGAGCCAAGAACACAGCGCGTCCCATTTCTCGCGTATCCAGTCGGCGGCAATGCCGGCGACTTTCTTCACGTTGTCCCAGTTCGTCACCAGCACGGCGATAACGGCCACGATGGCTAGAATCACGGCCACCACCGGCAGAAACGCCAAGTTAACGGCACCTTGTGCTGCGGCAACGATGGCGGCTACGACGCTGTACGCGGTCATGGCTGCGTTAAGCGTGACTATGACGGCGGCCACGGCCGCGATCACGGCCACCAGCGGGCCAAGCCACGACGTGTTCGCCTGTATCCATGTGGCGACACTGGCGAGTTTCTCGGCCATCTGGGTGAGCAACGGCAACAGGGCTTCGCCCAACGCGGCCTTGGCGTTCTCGAAGGCGGCGTTCATGCGCTGTTGCTGGCCTTGCGCGGTGTCTGCCTCGCGCGCGAAGTTGCCCACGGCCTTGCCGCTCTGGGCGGTGATGGCGGCAAGCGTGGCTTGCATTTTGGCGTTGCGGTCGCCCGACTTGTACAGGTCGCCCAATCCCATAGAAGCGGCCTGAGCCTGTAGTGTGGCGTCGTTCAGGCTGATGCCGTACTTCTCTATGGGGTCCATTTCGCCCTTGAGTGCCGATGATAGTGCGTCCACGGCGTCGGCCGTGGTGCCTCCGAACATGCTGGACAGATCAGCGCCCAAACCGATAAGTTCGTTTGTCTTGCTTGCCGACTGTTCCGCAGACATGCCGAAGTTCTGTAGCTGGCTGCCCACCAGCGTGGCGAACTCGTTGTATTCGTTCTGGCTTAGGCCCACGCTCTTGGCCGCGTTCTTGCTCCATGCCAGCATTTGCTTGCTAGAGTCACCGAACACGGTTTCGACGCCGCCGACGCTTTGCTGTAGGTCGCCGGCAGCCTTCGCACAAGTCGCGGCACCAGCGCCGATGGCCGCCAAGGCCGCGCCGGCGGCCACGCTGGCCTTGCCCACTTTGTCCTTGAAGGACATGCTTGCGCGCTGGGCCTTGTCCATAGCGGCCACGGCGCTGGTGGCGTCACCGATAATGCGAATGGCAAGAATCGCGCTTTTCATCGTCTCGCCTCCTTTGCCTCTTGCTCGGCCTCTTCGGCGTCCTCGCGTTCCTTTTCCAACAGTTCCAAACAGGTGCCCCAGTCCTCCGGGCTAGGCTCGCTCTCGCGACGCCACGCCCACGGGGTGCCGCCGAAGCGGGCGGCAAGCACGCACGAATAGGCGTTCAGGCCGTCGGCGTCCCAGCGGGGAAAGGGCCGAAAGTCTCTTCCTCGCCGTCGCTCACGTTGGCGGCCACCGGGGTGTCGAACATGTCCACAGCGTCGTCGGTGTCGTTGGCCATGTCCTCGATGCTCACGACGGTTGCCAGCCACCGGTCGAACGGCAGATCGGTAAGTGAGGTCTGGCGGCAGCGCATATAGGCGCTATAGGCGTTGAACTTGACGGCGGCTTCCATGAGGCTGCCCCAGCCGTGGGCCTTGCCGTAGGTTTCTGCGGCGGTGCGTTGGAACATGGTCACCATGATTTCGTCGGTGTGACCGTCGGTGTAGCGAACGCGGGTGTTCGACGGTATAGTGGTGTCGCTCATTTGCTTAAATCTCCTGTGGTTATGCGGTTTATGATCTTTTCGACGGCCTGAGAGTAAAGGGCCGTCCATTCCGGTTCGGTGTCCTTCGCGGCCTTGTTGGCGAAATAGGTCGCCTTGATGTTGTGGCCGGGCCAGCCGTAGTTAATGACGCCGGCATATGGCACCTTGCCTTTGTTGCCGGCGCGCACCACGCCGGCTTTCTGGGTGGCTCCGGCGCGCACGGTGCGCGACAGTCTGCCGGATACGTGCGGGGCCGTTTTCTTGGCCTCGCCGGCGACTATTGAAGCGGCCTCGCGGTTCACGGCCTTGAGGTCTTTCAGATCGTCGCCGGCTTTCTTCAGGCTTCGCGCCAACTGGCCCGCGCCATTCAGTTGCAAGGAGCCGTTGCCGCCGGCCCCAATCGTCCCGGCCAAACGTCACATCCCGGACGGCGTGTAGGCGCTGGGCGTCACGTCCGTTGCGACAAAACTGAAGTCGTTGGCGTTCTTGCTCTTCACGTCGCCGCCGATCTGGATGCTGGCAATCGTCACCTTGCCCTTCCATTGGACGGTGCCCGACGTGTTCGGAATGAATGTGAACGGCAGTTCATCGCCGCTGTGCTGGTTGCACCAGACCTGAAGGCCGTCCATGCTGAAGTCTTCCTTGACGCTGCCGGTCAGCGTCCAAGACTCGGTCTGGCTGCCGCCCTCGCTGTGCCCGTCAAGGAAGTTGTCCGGGTCTTCGGTGTCGGTGCTCGGCTCCAACGCTGTGTTGGTCACGTCCGCGCTAAAGTCCTGTTCGCTGCCGGTGCCTCCGATCTTGAGCGAGCCGGGGCCAAGCGTTCGTACCTTCGCCATGATTGTTTCCTTTCGGTTAGTCTTCGGTTAGTTCCAAGGGGTTAAGGGTCAGTTCGTAGGCCGCGAGGTTGCCCACGCCGGCCAGCGAATAGGTGACAGGCTTCGCGCTTCGCATGTTCACCTTGCGCGCCCAGAGTCTTTCGACCACGGGTGTGATGATGTCCAACGCTTGCACCTGTGTGGCGGTGGTGCCGGCGATCACGTTCACAGTCCAGATGCGCTCTTGGAACTGGTAGCCCTCGAACGTGATCGTTGGCGGGTCGATCAGCATAACGGCCTTGCCGGGCAATGGCCGGGCCTCTTGAGCGTCGATGGTCACGGCGGCCACGAGGTCTCCGGCGGCGTCGGTGAGCAAGTCCATAAGGGCTTCGCGCTCCTCGCGCACGCTCACGGTCATGCGATCACCAGCCCGCCCGTGGGCACGCCGACCGCGTTCAGTTTCGGCCAGACCGATCTGAGCGGGTCGGTGCTGATGCGGTATGGTTCCACCGTGCCGTCGCCCACGTCCATCACGCCCAATCGGGCGTCGCGGGCGTTGTACAGGTCGGCGGCGCATGACGTGATGCAGTCGGCGCGCACGGTGTCAGCCACCGTGTGCCCGTCTATCGCGCTGTCCACGTAGCTGATGGCGCTGGTGATGGCGCGTTGCACTCGGTCGGCGTCGCCGGCCGGGACTCCGATTTCGTCACGCACCGACGCTTCGTATTTTTTCCAGTCCATCAAGGCTGTGACTCCTTTCATGATGGTTGCTATGGATGGTGCAGAGTGCGAGGGAGGTTAGTCGATTTTGTACAGGCGGGGAGTGACTGTCGCGTTGACTGGGCCGGTGGCAGCGGTCGTGAAGATGCGCGCGGCCCACGTCTCGGTGCTGGCGACTGTGAACGCTCCGGTCTGTTGGTTGCTGGCGTCGCCGGCCGGGTTGAGCATGGCGACGTTGATGCCCGTGCCGGTAATGTTGGGGACTAGGTAATAGTCGCCGGGGTGGAGGGTGATTGAGCTGGCCCACGCGGTCCAGTCGGTCGCCTCCCCGGTGGCGGTGTATGAGCCGTCCTCAGAGGCGGTGAGGGTCACGCCGTTTTTTGTCTCACCGTGGATGGCGGGCCACAGGTTCGCTAGCTCATAGCCCCCCCCCCAAGGCTCGTGTTATCTGGTTTCATCCAATCGTGCGCGGTGTCGCCGGATTCCAACTGGACTCGGAGGTCGCCGTTCTTCTCGGTGGGTGTGGCCTCGGTGGCGAGGATTTCGAAGCGCAGGCTGACGGTGCCGGCTGGGACTGTCCCGGCATTACCCGTGTTAATCTGGGCACCCAGTTGACCACCTTTGGCGTCAAGGCATTTGACGGAGACGGTCAGACCGTCGATACTGGTGGGCCTGCTCAATGTCACGGCACCATGTACCGGGCAGGGGAACGTCCATCGAATGCCCGCCCACTGGCTTGAGGCGGTGCCCTTGACGTGCAGCGAGCCGTCACTGTTAACGGTGGCGGTCAAACCGTTGCCCGACGCGGGGCCATAAGACAACAGGTTACGGGAGAGCACTGTGACGGGCACGACGGTTTTTACCGCTGGATTGACGGTGCTGGATATCGTCACGTCGGTTTTTCCCGGTTGTTTCCCGGTGATGGTGATGGTGGTCATTGGATCACCTCGATGTCGATAAGGTCGGTGCCGGCAGTGGTGGCGGTCACGGTCTGTGGCGCTGTGTCTGGTGTGATTGTGGTTTTGATTTTTGCGGTTCTGCCCGCGGTGACGGTTAGACTATCCGGTGTAGCGCTGAGTCCCGTGGGCGTCATCCTTTTGGGAACTTGACGGGGATCAGGCCCGTGGGCAGCGTCGCGGCTACGGCAAGATAGCCATAGACGCTGTAGTTTTCGGTGAGATTGGTGGGGTCGCCGTCGCTGAGCTGGGTCGGGCCGCCGCTTTCCCAGACCGTTACCGCTTCAGGGTCGATGAAGCATGCCGTGCCGGTGGGGGCGCTTGGGAGGAGCTGGACGGGGACGCGGAGGAATCGGCCGGCGATGCCGGTGAGGTCGAAGTCGCCGATGGTGTCCGAGCCGTCGCCGGACAGGTCGAAGAATCGACTGCCGGTGTCCTTGAGCTTGATGAGCGCGGTCATGACGTCCTTGGATACGCCGAGGCGGGTGAGGGACGTGTTACGGTCGTCGGCGAGTTCGGCGGCGTCCATGATAAGGCCCGCCCACTGGTCGATGGTCATGGCGGCAAGGGCGGCGGGCGCGTCGATCTTGTTGGCGTTGGAGGTCGCGTCGCGCTGCGCGGCGATGGTCGCGTACAAGTAGTCGCGCACGGCGGTTTCCGTCGCCTTCGCGTAGGCGTTGCGGAGGCCGCGAAGCATGGTGTCGAGCGCGGGCACCTGAGAGCGTTCCACGGTCTGCCGTGAGATGCTGCCATAGCCGCCATACGTGTTGATGCTGACGGACTTTGTGGCGAAGGTCAGCTTGCCGAACGGCAGCTTGGCGCCTTCGGCCGTTTGCTTGCCGACTGTGGTGGTGTCGGTGTCGAGCACGGTGTATTCCATCGTCATGCCCTTGTCAGGCAGCGCGGCGTGAGTCAGGATGCCCATGACCTTACGGCGCTGCTGGATGAGGCGGAGGTCGTCGGCAATCCAAGTTGTCGTGTTGCCGATGTTGCCGGTGGTGATGAGGTCGCGGCATTCGTGCATGAGCTGCACGGCCGCGTCGTCGCCACGGTTCAGGGCCTGAAGGTACGCGCCCGCTGTACGGTATTCACCGCCGATGACCTTGGGCGCGGTGTTCGCGCCGCCCTTGGCGATAGCGGCCTTGATGCTGCGTTGTTCGTCCTTGATGGCCTCAAGGGTTTCGGTAAGTTCCGCGTCCATACGGGTTTCCTCGCTTTCGTTGTCGTTTCCGGTTTTGGACATGTTTCCGTGGGGGTCGGCGCTGCGTTGGTCTGTGATCTTCGCGGCCTCATACGCGGGCCACGACACCACCGACGTTTCCAACAGGCGCACGCGCTTGCGGTGTGTTACACCGTCCTTGTCGGTTTCTGATTCCACTGGGATGAAACCGACGCTGAGGCTGTCCAGCGCGCCGTCACGCAACAGGGCCACGACGTCGCGGCCTAGCTGCGTGTCGCTGATGCGGGCCGTGATGTGCAAGCCGTCCGACTGACTGTCGGCGTCGGTGATGCGGCCGATAAGCTCGCCGTGCTGGTAGCAGAGCTTGGCCGTGTCCACGCCGTCGAACACACACGAACTGTCAAACGTCTCGGCACCGTTCCACGTATCAATCACCTGACCGAACGGCACGGCCACGCCTTCCAGCGTGCGGCCGTCGCCGTCTTCGGCGGCGCGTAGGCATACGCCCTTCAATCCGATTTCATGCTTCATTGTTCACCCCTTCCGGTTGCGGTGCTGCGATCTTGGGAGGCAGCGCCTCGCGCGCCCTGATCTCGTTTACGTCCATCCATCCCGCGCCGAGCGCCGAAGCATAGGCGGCGTAACGGTCGGACATGTCAGCGCGGCGGCTGCTGTCCCAGTCGAACGCGGCGGTACGGCCGCGCGGCAACAAGCGGTTAAACAGTTCCTCGATTTCGCCCGTGTAGGCCGCTAACGTGTAGTCAGCAAATTCAATCCACGATTGCTCGATGTTGGAATAGGTCAGGTTCGAGCCGTCAACTGCGGCAAGCATGATTGACGCCGGGATGCCGAGAAGTCGCGCGATCTGAGTCGTGTCGAACTTCTGCGTTTCGAGAAACTGAAGGTCTGCCGGCTTCATATCCAAAGGGACATACTTCAGTTTCGAGCCGAGCACCTTCACGTCGGCGGCTGTGCCGGTCGCCTTCCACGCCTCTTTGGCGTTCTTGGCGATCTCGGGCGTCACCTTCTCTTCCGTCTGCAAATAACCCTTGATGTTGGAAGAATCCGTGTAGAACTTGGCCTTGTAGTCGCGCGCCATCTGAGCGCCTTCAACTTCCTCGCGCGCCGCCGATAGGGGACCCAGTCCACGCAAGCGGCCGGGAACGTTCAGAAACTTGCAATGCACGATGTCGTTGGCGGTGTAGTCCTTGCCGAGATAGCTATAACGGAGCTTCGGCGCGGCGGGGTCGCTGCCGTCGTCGGACACGACGACAAGGGCGGGCGGCAGCACCTCGCAAGACACGATGTCACCGCCGAAGCGCACAAGGCGGACGAAAGCGTTGCCGTCAATGACCATCGATGCCACCATGTCGGCCAAGAAGTCCCGGCGCGATCTGTTCACGTCAGGTTGCAGCACGAGGGAACTCACGGTGTCCAGCTTGACGCCGCCGCGCATCTCATGAATGGGCAAACCGGTAATGGCGGTCTGCAACACTTGGACGCCGCGAAACACGGTGGACAAACTCAGCGGGTCGCACACGCTTGCACGCGCGGGCGGCTTGATGCCGTCCGGCATGTCGTCGTCGGCACCGCGCGTCAGCACGCGGCCCGCGATCTTCATACGCTGCCAAAGGTTCATGCGGCCGATTATGCGCGCACGACGCTGGAACGGTCTACCGTCGTGCCGCCAATCACCGCCAAGTACTGCCAAGTACCGCCAAGTACCGCCGTCAGAAGATCTGCAGCGGCCCGGCCTCTTCGGGCCTGTGCGCCGCTCCCCACGCGGCCAACATGCACGATTCCAGCGGCGACGTGAGGCCCGTGGAGCCGCGGCGACTCACGCGCCATGCGTCGCCCGCCCACTTGCGCGCCGAGTTGGCCGCGCTAGCGTCAAGGTCGGCGTCGGCCGCGTGCCATATCGCACCGTTGGTCAGGCCGCTCACGTAGCTTTGCCCGACGGTGAGGTAGTCGGCCGCTTCCATGTCCACGAACACAAGCGCGGGGTCGCCGTCGCTGTCGGTCATATGGCGCAAGCGGTCGGATAGGTCGGCGGCGGTTCCACGGTTGTCGATCACCACCGGCGCGCCATAGATGGCGCACAGACGACGTAGCTCTTCGGGCGCGTAGCCGGTGCCGTCCAGTATCTTCAGCAGCTGCGTGGTGATGGTGCCGTCCGGGTTGCAGATTCCGGCGCTGATGCTGGTGTGGGTAGAATCTACGTCCACGGCTGCACCGAAAACCACCGGCCTATCGTTCAGGTCGGCGGGGCTTATGGGCGCGGTGACTGTCTGCGCCCACGTCGCTTCATCTATGGCGCGGTCGGTTATGCCTTCGTCGCGCCTGTTGCCGAAGGCGCGCGCCCAACCGGCCGGATTGCCCTTGAATTGCTCGTGGAAGTCCACTAGCTGCGATCTGTCCCACAAAAGCCCCGCCGCTGGATGATGGATCATGATGGCGTCGAGGTCTTCGGGGTCGGCGTCGGCCGGAAGGCCGAAGTCGAACCAACATGTGCGCCGGGATTGCTCGCCCGCGCGGCAAGCGTCAAGACGGCGGTTGAAGAACGTCGATTCGGCCGTGCCTTCGGTGCTGGTAATCCAAAGTTGCGGCTGCACGCCCGTGGCCTTAAGGCGCGTCGCCATCGTGGGCATGAAGCCGTCGAGGATGGTATTACCGGTTTCCTCACTGAGGCTAAACGCTTCGTCCAGAGTGATCTTGTCGCCCTGTACTCCGTGGCCCGCCACCTTCGTCACGCTCTTGGGCATGATAACGGAGCCGTTGGCGAACGGTTGGCGAAGGTCGCCCGCGCCCAAGTACGGCCGTGTGGTGATGGCCGACAAGGGCGATGCCTGTATGGTCTTCAGGTATTTTTTAAAGTGGTCGCCCGCGTCCTTGCCGGTCTGAGCCAAGTAGTAGATGAAGCGGTTAGGCCCCCACTGCGAATTACGGGTATCCACCGCGTCCACAAGCGTGGATTTTCCGCACTGACGCGGCGTGGAAAGAATCACCGTGTCATAGTAGTAGGTGCCGGTATCGGGGTCGATTTCGCCCGCCACGTCGGCAACCATTCTTTGCCACGGCAATAGCGGCGTGCCGAGCAACCGCGCGAACTTGGCGACTATGGGGCCGTCCGTCTTCCGGTCGGGGTTGCGCGGGGTGCCGCCGCGTACCGGCGTCATGCCTTCGCCTCTTGCAGCAATCCGGCAAGGGCGGGGTCGATTTCCTTTTGCGCCGGGAACTTGGTTTCTAGTTCCTGATACCACGCCAATAGCTGCGCCATGACGCGCGACGTGTCGCGGCCCTTGGCGTTCAGGGCGTCGAAGTTGCGCGCGATATTGATCATGGTCTTGCAGATATACCGGGCGCTGGGGTTCAGGGTACGGCCTTCCATGAAACTGTCGATAAGTTCCTTCGTGGCGCGTTCCTGTAGGCCATCGTTGGGGCCGTCGTAGTCCTCGAATCCTTCTAGCGTCATTTGCATTCGTTCACCTCTTCTTGTTGCTTGTTTTCGTTGGTATTCCGCCGTTTTCTAGATTTTTTTGTCCGGTTCGAGAGAGTAAAAAACTGGGCGCGGGGTCTTTTCCGTCGTCGGCTGTTTAAAAAACGGCGTCACCATTCCGGCCGCGAAGAAGATTGCGCGCGATCACTGCGAAGGCCAAGGGCAACGAGCTGCGCGCGTCGTTCTTCTTTCCGAGCGTCCACAAGGGCTTGCGATAGATGCAGCGCGTACCACTGCCGCACCCTCTTGCGGGTAGCGTCGTCCTTCGCCCTCTCCCACTCGATGCTGAAGCCGGGGTCAATCACCCGTACGTCATAGTCGAGCGCTATCCATTCATCCATCATGCGGGGGTGCCGCTTGCTGCTGGGCGTCGTGCGCGTACACCACACGTCGATAGGTTCCGACGATATGGCGAACTGTCGGTAAGCGCCCGACCACGCCATAGCCACCGCGCGCCGCTCGGCAAGGCTGGGGCTGGTGAGGCCCATAGCGGCGGCAAGGGCGCTGAAGCTGACCACGGGGTCGCCCGCGTTCTTGTGCGCGTCGATGTAGTCCACGGCCTCGCGGTCGCATGAGCCGGGCGGGACTACGATCATGTGCAGCCGAGCGCCATAGCCGTACAATACGCGATCTTGCCGGGATGCGTTGCAGTGCTTGCAGGCGCGACGAATATTAGGCACCGTGTCCATACCGCCATGCGAGTGCGGCACTATGTGGTCGTCTTCGGTGCCCACTCGCGTGCAGCCGGGCAGACGCAGCCAACAATCATTTCCCCATGTCTCTATGACCTTGGCCCTCACAAACGGGTCGATAGTCTGCCGTCGCCCCATACAATCACTTCGCCTTCTGCGTGCGCACCCACACGTCGAGGTCGCCAACCTCATACATGCAAGGGCTGTTGATGGCGTCGCCCGCCTTGAACCATATCGGCCCGGTGCCGTCGCCCCTCATCCGTTCCATCTGCCTTTGCGAGACGCCGAGATAGCGCGCCGCCTGTGCCGTGGTCAACTTCGCTCGTGGATTCACTTCATACCTACCCATGCCTTGAGCGAGTTAATCAGGTCTTCTCGGCCGAACACTTGCACGCCCGCGCGCTTGGACGGTCTGAGTACGATACCGTCCTTGATTAGCTGCTGCATAACGTGGTCGCCGGTCGGGTCGGCGGTCGGTGCGATCTGGTTCAGGTGGAGCAACTGGATAACGAGGGAACGGCTCACGGTGCCGCTGCTCACGGTGTCGTGTTCCAGTCGGGCGACGTTCCAGCGGATAGCGTCCTTGATGGCCTTGGTACGCTGAGCCTTGGTCGCCGGGGTCTGTCGTCGCGCCCTTGTCTTGGTCGGTTTGTAGCTGACTGCATAACCCATTTCGTTACCTCGTTTCGTTCGTCTCGTTGATGTCTGCTAGGTGGTCATGTTGGTTTTTCATGTCTCTTAAAGTGGTGGGCGGTTAGAGCGGGGAACCTAAGCGCGTGATAAAGGAAAGCGGCGAAGCCGTAAGGTTCGCCGTTCCGCTATCCGCAAGGTTCGCCACGCGATCGCAAAAGCTCTTAAAGCGGAGCCACGGCCGTCGCATAGGTCAGCGGCCCGAAGACCGCGCGCAAGGTCACGACAAGAGGCCCGCCACGTATGACGGTGCTGCACCCTGTTGCGCCCTGACAGTGCGCCCCAAGTCGTTCAGTAATCCCGCATGGCGTGCCGTCGCCGTCTTAACCACCGCACCACATGCGGCGTGTTTGTAACGCGCTGGGCAAGGCGCGCTAGGGTCCTTTTTCGCGTGCTACGGCTTACCTAGGGTCGTTCACCGATTGCGACACATTCAGTTATCGGGGTCGCCTACTGTCTTCGGCGCGCCACGTCGTCGTTTGCCAAGGCGTCGTTGATTGACGCCCTGAGCTGTTCGAGCTGAGGCCGTGTGAACACTTGCCTTGTGCAAACGTCGCCACTGTCGGCCCGAAGCTCGAAAATTCCGGGATATTCCGGGTTGTTAGCCACCCAAGCTCGGGAACTCATAACTGCACCTTCATTGTGATAGGCCCCTTACCGCCGATGCCGGCGATACCCATAGCCGCCTTGGCTAGACATGAGGCAAGGAACATGAACAGAAACGCCAACAGGGCGAAAGGCGCGGCCAACACGCTTCTAACGATCTTCATTGTCACCGCCCTTCCACCGAAGCGACTTCTCATAGTGCATGATCGGCCTTGCGGTAAGCGCCCACGAACGTCCAGCCGTCACGCGGCATGAACCGGTCGAAGGCGTCGGCCCCACGCCTCACGCCGTCCTCGCCCTTCTGAAGCACCGGGCGGCAATCCTCGGTGATAGCGATAACCACGGCCGTGACAATCGAATGGCCGTCGTTGTACGTCACCAAGTCGCC